CGCACACATCCTCGAAAAGACCGTCCGTGTCGTGCCGGTGCCAGCCCCACACGTCTTGATCCGGGATGTAGGTCAGCCCGAGCAGCCGGCCGACCGAGTCGCAGAGCCACACGATCGAATGCGGATTCTGTTGGTAGTCGACGAAGTAGATCTGCTTCCGCTCGAAGAGATGCGTCGCGTAGATCGTCAGGTCCCGGCCGGCGAGCCCCTCGACCTCCTGCTTGAAGGACAGCTCCGCCATCTTTGTGCCGCGCGCCTGGACGTAGACGATCGACGAGCCGACGACCACGGGCCGAGCCCACGGGAGGACCCCGACATACGTCTCCTGCTCCGCGTCGATTGACGCCGGCGTGATCGGATTCTTTCGACCGCCGCCGCCGGTGACTGTCCACTCCCCGCCGTCCGTGAACAGAATCAGCCCGGCGCCGATCGCGACGAGATGCCGGATCGGATGATGGTTGTTGCCGGCGAGCCGGAACGTGACCGAGTCGTCATCCTGGAGCGGGCTCGAGATCCCGAAGTTATCCGGGAACCCGATCCGCGAGCCCCAAATGGAATCGGGCGCGCTCGTGGTATTCGCGAAGAAGCGCCGCTGCTGGTAGTTCGCCGAGCAGGTCGGATAGTCGCCCGCGGCGGCAAAGAGGACCCGCGCCACGGGAGGGGTGAGCGTGAAGTCCGGGATCTGCCCGGCATGGCTGAAGGCATTCGTCGCCGCGGTCCCGATGTAGCCAAAGACCCCGTTACCGTAAGGGTCACAGTAGACGTAGTACTCCGCGGCGCCGGCGTCCGCGTCCCATGTCAGATCGATCGTCGCCGTCTCATCGGGCGCGATCGTGTTGATGACCGCGAAGGAGGCCGAGCCCTCGCTCTCCTCGTACGTCTCGAGCGCCGCCGAGGTCACTACGTAGGTGAACGTCCGCGTCCCGGCGCCGGCCGCCGAGCCGTTGAGATTCTCCGGGACCTCGAGCGCCGGCTCCGTGTCGACGAGCCGGAGGACCCACCGATCCGCCTCCTCGAAGATCAGCTCCCGCGGCGCGTGCCCGGGATGCGTGAGCGTGATCACGTTGCCGGATTGGTTCCAGCTTGGGATCGTCGCGAGCGTGTAGGGCGTCGGGATCTCGAGGATCGCGCCGGTCAGCGGGTACCAAAAGCCGGCATTCGGCGGAGCGTTGCCGACCGTCGCCGTGTGGCAGTAGTAATTGACCCCGCCGCTCGAGACGACGTCCCCCGGGACGTAGTTCGTGGCTCCGTTGTAGGCCGGGACGCCCGTCACCTCGATCGCCGCGCCGTCTCGAAAAAACCGGATGTAGCCCTCGCCGAACTCGAGGAGGTAGCCCTCGCCGGACTCTGACCCGACGAACCGCGCGAGCCGCGTGCCGTAGGTGTCCGTCTTACAGGCGCCGACGAACCGCAGGCCGGCGCGATTGCTGACCCCACCCTCGCGCCGCACGAAGAAGTTTCGACACGTCCGGAGGCCGGTGGAGTACTTGACAAGATCGGCGCGAGAGTGAAGGACCGGCGCCAGCTCGCCGGCGGCAAACGACCGTTGGACAAGAGACTGCATGGTTAGCGTCCCGAGATCCAAGGAGCGTCGCCGTCTTTCGGATCCGGCTGCGCCTCATTCGCTGCGACCTCCTTTGCTGCCGGCAGGACCGATCGATACATCGCTTCGCAATCGGCTGCCTTTTTGTTGTCCCGGGCGAGCGTGAGCGCGAGCGAGGCCGCGACCTTCCAGCAGAGCGCGTCTCGGAACAGCGGATCGCCCTGCTGCGCCGGACACTGCATCCGATACGTGTACTCGAGCTGCACGGGCCGGTCGCTGATGCTGACCGCGTTTGTGTAAATCAGATACCCCGTGTCATCGGACCCGAGCCGGAACTCGACGGGCGCCGGGTCGTAGGCCCGCTTCTGCCCGTCCTGCCCGACGATGCGCCGCGCCGTGATCATGTCGACCGGCTGCCGGTAGCTGTACGTCCAGTCCTTATTGACCGGGCTCGTCTCGCTGCCCGCGACGAGGGACAGATTCGTGTAGCGCGTCGCGAACGGCCACGGGTAGTCGCGGAGGACCGCCTCGACGACCATCGCGTAAACGAGCCGCGCCTTGTACGCCTCCTCGCTGACCTCCGTCCGAATGTCCGTGACCTGATGCGAGATCCCGATTCGGCTCAGCGCGACGTTGATGATGTAGGTCGACCACGCATAGCAGGCCGCCGAGAAGTCCGGCGGAGTCGTCGGCGGCCCGCCGGGAAACCCTCCGCCTGGAGGAGTCTCTGTGTCCGGCGTCTCCCCCGTGGGCTCAGTCGGGACCGGCGGCCAGCCTCCCGTCCCGCCCCCAGGATGGACCGCCTCGACCGGATAGCAGGCCGCGACGTTGGTCCCCCACCCGTTATTACCGGCCGCCGCGTCGCAGGAGAAGAGGACGAAATAGCTGTAGACCACGGTCGACTGATTCAGGCTCGAGCCGACCGTCATCGAGTCGATCGCGCCGGCCGTGATCCCGGTCGCGGCGTCCGTGCCGTTGGCCTGCGCGCTATTGGTCCCCGTGTGCGACGGGTCGCGCCACCATCCGAAGGCCGCGCCCTCCGTGAAGACCATCGCGAACAGCGGACGCTTACCGCTCGTCGGGAACGCGATCGTCCTCGAGGCCGCGCCGTCGCCCGTGTAGTTGCCGAGCGCGAGGACCCCGGGCAGGCCGGTATCGCCGCTGCCGTCATCGCGCCGGATCGCGAGGTAGGACCACGGCGCCGCGGGTTGGATCGCGTAGAGCGGATTCTTCGAGGTCAGGACGCCGGTCGCCATTGTGAGCGCGCCGGCCGTCGATGCGACGTTATCGAACGATGCGATCACGTCCGCGGCGCTCTGACTCGCGCCNTTCGCGTAGAGCCCNCGGGAGGCCGCGCTGCCCGACTGCTCGANCANGAGGAGCAGGAACTCCGGCGCGAAGTCGGTCATCAGGAGGTTGTTCGCGAGGTCGCCGGCGTTCTGCTTGTGCGCGATGCCGCCGCCAAGGAGGAACCGCATCCCCGGGTCGCCGACCGCGATGTACTGGTAGGTGACGGCCGCCTGATTAACCTGCGAATTGGCGCCGGTGATCCGGACCCGGTAGCGCTGCTGCTGCGCGTCCTCGCCGGTCCCGGCCACAAACGAGGGATCCTGCTCAAAGAGGACGATCGGGCTTGGAGACGTGCCGCGCTGCAAATTCGTGTGGGATCCAAACCCGTGTTGGAACCACAGCCCGCCGCCGGCGTTACCAGTGAGCGGCCGCACAAAGAAGAAATGGATCGGAACCGCGAACGTCAGATCTTGCCCGGTGCCGTTGCCCGTGTAGGTCCCGCTCGCGATGAGATACGGCGAGATGGGCGGAGCGAGCCCGCGGCGCGCCCACGGCGATCGCGGATAGCTGAAGTTATGCGGGCCCATCGATTCACTCTGCGGGAGTGAGTCGCCGAGGTCCGTCCGCTCGCCGGTCGTGTAGTCGGCCGCGCTGAACTTCCCGAGCAGCTCGACCTGCGCGGAGAGCGCGACGAGCCGGGTCTGATTGGCGTCCGCGCCTTTGACGAAACGCAGCTCGAGCGGCGTGACAGCCGGGAGCGGAGCCGCGGCGCCGGCTTGCGCCGAGAAGATCACGCCGATCCCGATGTTGTTGTAGGTCGCCTGCATCGTCCGCTGCGTGACGACCGCCGCGGCGGCTCCGAGCTTGTAGCCGATCGAGGGATTGACGTCGCCGGCGGCATTCTTCCGGCCGACGACTGTCACGATGAGAGATGCGACGCCGATGTTGTCAGGATCGGATTCGACGAGGTCGCCGGCGTCCGTGTCGACCGCCGCGATGTCGCCCGACGTGCTCGAGGTCAGCTCGAGCGCCGTCGTCAGGTCCTCCCACTGCTGGAGGAGCGTCCGCACGTCGCCGACCCACGTCCCGTGATTCGTGGAGAAGGCCCGCGGGCGCACCTGGACGATCTTCGAGCCGTTGTCCCAATCGAGCCCGTCGAGGGTCGTCGGCAGATTGGAGTCGAACCAATCATCGAAATCTAGCTCGAGGTCGTTCGCGCCCTGATTGACCGGCGCGCCGATCGACGAGGATGTATGCCCGGTCGCGCCGCCGGCGAGGCCCGCGATGTTGAGCTTCATCGCGCCGTCCACAAAGACCTTGAACGTGACGAGGGTCAGGTCGATGAGGATGTCGATCTTCCGCCACACGTCCGAGGCCGCCTGCCCGTTCCACACCTCGAGGGTCACGTCCGGGACCGTGGTCAGGAAGGTATAAGCGTTCGCGGCGTCCGACGTGTAGATCGCGAGCTGCCCGCCCGTCGTGATCCCCATCGCATGCCCGACGCCGTTCGATCCGTTGTAGCCGTGCGTCCGCCAGAACAGAACCGATCCGGTCGTTGGCGCCTTGCGGAGCCGGAGGTAGAACCGCTCCCAGGACGTCATGATCGGTGCGACGAAGGTCGCATCGTACTGATTGACCGCGTAGGTAATGAACGAGTTGGAGATCCCGCGGATCGCGAACCCGCGCCCGCCGGTGTGCCG